TGGGGATTTTACGAAATCCTATTAGACACAAGTTACACTAAAGTAAAACAAATCACCGTAAACCCTGGACATCGTTTGTCTTACCAATACCATAATCAGAGAAAAGAATATTGGACAATAGTTCAAGGTTCTGCAACAATAATCTTAGATGATGAAAAAGTTTTCAGATATCAAGGAGAGTCAATTCACATTCCACTTGGTGCAAAACACCGAATTATGAATGAGGAAGAATCTCCGTTAGTCTTTATTGAAGTACAAGTTGGTGAATACTTTGGTGAAGATGATATCGTTAGATTAGATGACGATTATGGTAGGGAAGATTCTTAATCGAATGTCATATAGAGTTGGACTATTTTGCTGGCAAATTTTTCAGCCAAATGGTTCACTCTACTCATGTCTTCCATATCTAAATTTTTAGATATCATATATTTCATAAGTCCTTGAACTAACTTGTCTTTGGATTTGTCTGCCATTTCTAAAACTTCCTGAAATGCTTCATTATCTTCTTGATTTTCTCCGTGGTACCTATCAATCCATTCTTTACCTGAATATAAAAATGGATGGGATTGGAACATATTTACAACACTTGATTCTCTAAGTTTATATAAAAACTCTCTAAAAAATCTCCAATCAAAGTTTTCAAAGATTTCAGGGTTTTTGGAAAAATAATCATAGTGACGGTCACCTGTAGTTACGTCCTCTTGAACTCTCTCTTTTGGTTTTTTCCACGCATCTGTAGATGAAACTAAAGCTAACGTACTTCCGTTATCCCAATTTACTTCAATAATCAATTCATCACCCTTTGGCTCAAATGGGTCTCTACTTATTCTTCTTACAGTACCTTCAGTACCAGGAGGAACGCCTGTTTCACCATCCATGTGGTAACAAACTACTCTATCCCCTTCTTTTAATGTTGGATTTAATTCACCTTTCATAACAATAAATATATGTTGTATATTTATTGTTGTATGGATTTTCTAATTAATGAATCTCAACTGAGAGCGATTTTACAGGAACAGGATGAATCAAGAATGAATGGGTACATGAAAACCATGTATTCTTTCACCAAAAATCTTGTAAACAGAGCTGGTAAAGTTTATGGTCTTAACGTAAAAATGTTATTAACGTGGGGTACCGCTGTTGGTGGATTAGTAATGCCTTTAGACCAATTCATTAAGTCAGGTGATTTTAATTTATCCGATGACCAAAGATATCTCGTTTTAGCAGGAATTGCCTTTATATTATTTTTTGATAATAAGAAAGGGTTAGTTGATGTTTTAAAAAAAATTAAAGAAGAAGGTCTTGAAGAAGTTTTTAGAAAAACTTTAAACAAGGGACAAGAGTTGAAGTCGTCATTCAAAGGTTTTCTATCCTCACTAAATGTTAGTGTTGGTAGTTTTATGGATACCGTGGCTTACGCCTTTTTAATTCCAATTATTATCGACATTCAAAACATTGCCGAAAGTTCAGTTGACCCTAAAGAGGCTGGATTGTTAATTGCGGAAAGACTTGTGTCGTCAGGAATTGTTGTTGTAGGGGCTCAGGTCCTATCTCAAGTTATCAGAAAGATAATTCAAAAACTTAAGTAAACATTTCGTCACTTATATCGGCAACCCATCCTTTTGGAAAAACTTCCATCCCATCGATTTTTCTTATATGCCATAACCCTTCAAGGTACATATCATCAATATTACTTAGGTCCATTTCATCATTCATTACCGAATACATAATATCATCCACACGACTTCTAAAAGAATCATCATTGTATAAATCATCACTGATTACCCCAGCAATATCGTCCGCAATTTTTAAGTTAGGTATTACCCTTTTATCGTCGAACTTGAAATTTGATAAGTCAATAAAGAAATACAAGTGAATATATACATCGTCTTGTCTGTAAAATTCTCTATCGTCTCTTGTCCAATGAACATCAAACGATAAAACATTTTTATTATTAGTTATAATGTCAGCACTTTTTATCTGTTTTCTTAATTGATATAAAAGTTGATTTTGTTTTTCAGGACTAATATAGATTCCATCTTTGGCAGGTTCTTTACCGTCAACTAATATATGTTCGGAATACGAAAAAGATGAACCAATGTACCCCCAAATATTATCAAGGATTTTATGGATTCCGTTACTAAAAACCGCAGTTGCGTATGATTGTCCTTTTTTAGGTAAAATAACATTTACTGTAAGGTTAAAGGCCCCATCAAATTCTTTGTCTTCCTCAACACTAACAAATTGATATTCGTAACCATCTTCAAAAAATGATTGACTCATCAACACCTTTTTCGCTATTTTGGATAGATTAGACATTCTTGTTAAGGATTTTTTGAATTACTTTTTCTTTTTGAGACGGATTCAATCTATGTTTATGGGGGTTTTTCTCAAACCACCCTCTAACCAAAGTTTCAAAATCTAATTTTGTTGTTTTAGATTTTTTATTAAATCCTGCTCTTTGAGCCTCTAACTCATGTTGTTGTGTATAATATTTTTCAGGGCTTTTAGGTTCCTTTTTAGGAAAATGGTAACCATCGTCATGTTGTCTCACATGTTCTAATTCATGTCGGACAACTTCGTTCAATTCGTGAGTTAATTCTTCTAAAACAGAATATCCCGCTTTTGGGTTTGATATTATTGTGATAATCATATCACCATCATCGTATCGTAATTCAGCATCCACATCAATAGTATCCACCTCATCACTTAATTCTAAATTCAATTTAATGGCAAATCCGTCAAACCCTGGATAATTATAAACCATATCGTCAACACCCATATCCTCAGGTAATGAAAATTCACCAACTCTTTGGTATTTGAAAAATTTAACGACATCTTGTACTAATTTTCTGGTGAGTTTGTCTAATTCTCCCTCAACTATTAATGATTCGTTCATTTTTTTTGGTTCCACTTCATTTATTACTTTAGTACATATAACCTTTTTATCTACACCAAAATATTGTAAAAAATTCTCTAATTTAGAATTCATTACCCATCTAAGATTTGCGTATTCTTGACCAGTTGTGTTAATTGGTACGTTTCTACCATAAATGTCCCCATACATATTACTCCATACGTCTGAAGTTTCATTTGTTGGGAGAATGTAGAGAGTGTACTCAACATGAGGTGTTTTATCTCCAATAGAAATGTATTCCTTAACCCCCGTTAATTTTACCTTAACGTTTGTTGGTATTCTATAATCCTCATCATGTGTTGGTTGTAAATAAACCTCAAAAGTATGAGTATCTAAAAATTGGTTAATCCTTTCTATTGGGAAATCTATCATGTTCATTAACTATAAATACTATCGAAATGGGATTGATAATCCCATACCATAATTTATTCCATTCATATAGTTAACCCCTAAAGTAAAGTCAGGCCCCCTTTCAACATTTAATAGAATTCTAAGGGGATAAATTTTAACCCAAACATCTGGTTTGAACTCGGTATTCTGTATAAAACTTTCCAAAAATACACCGCCCATGACCGATACTTTATTTTTATAAGTAAGACTTATTCCCGCACGATTAATTCTTGACTGAGGAGTTGTATACATATATGGTTGTGGGAACGATGTGGTGATATAACCACCCATATAAAATCCAAGACCACTGTAGTTGTTATTATATGTCACAACAAGACTCTTATCGTTTGGAACATACATCACATCTGAGGTTTGCCCGTACACTACGGAACAAACTAAAATTAAAAATAAAGTAATAGTTGTTTTCATGAGACAAATATACTACTTTTGTGTCAATATAAAAAGAGTATTAAAACAAACACATATGAACGAAAAATTGATTACCATGTTGAAACTATCTGCAGAGTCAGATAAAGCAAAAGCATTATTAACTTTAGACCTTTTGGGAAACAGAGCTGTTGGTATTGGTGACCACTCAACTAAAGACTTCTACAGCAACGCTGAAGAAGCACTACAAATGTTGGTAGACGCTGAAGACAGATTAAAGGTTATTGAGAAGTATTTTGGTGGAAAATAATTACACTGTAGAGTGTTGGAATAGGTTTAGGTAATGCTGGCCGTGGCATACAAGCCCTCCTGTCTCGGGGGTGAGGACCAAGAAATAGATTGATAATATGGGGTAGACCACCAGCTTGCAAGCGTTGTGTTATCAATTGAATCTCCTCGTGGTGGTTCGAATCCATCCTCTACAGCCTCAAGTTATTAACATCCCGTAAATTCGGGATGTTTTTTTTTGACTATTATTTTTTATTTACCTAAAATTATAAAAAACATTAGAACTTATGTCTCGAATAGATGAATTAAAAAAACAGTTCCCTGAACTAAACATGACTATGTTCGATTTATTTAAAAGAATCGACACCTCAAGCAGTTATAAATATTTTCCATTATTATGTAAGGTATTTGGTAAAAGATTTAATATGTTAGACCAATACGAGAACAATAAGGTAAAGAAGGATATTGCAAAATTAGAAATCCATGAAAACTTACTTAGTAGAGGAATCGCTACTGACGGATTAACAGAAAATGAACTGTATTACTTACATTACATTACAGATTATTTCAATAATGATAATTATTTCACAGTGAAAGATTTCATGCGTTACATGGAAAAAAATCAAATTGAAAATAAAGATGTTACATCTTATTCAACGATTGATGATTTAAGGGCGGCAATTACTTTGGCAAGTATTAAGGAATTAACTAAGGAACTTGAGGGTCAGGTAGTTAAAGAATATGAAGATGATAAATGGTTAGTGGTTAGACCTTTAACATTCCAATCGTCTTCTAAGTATGGTGCAACCACAAGATGGTGTACCACTTACCAAAAAGAAAAACAATATTTTGAGAAATATTGGCAATATGGAATCTTGGTTTACTTCATCAACAAAGTAACTGGATACAAATTCGCAGGATATAAATCATTAAGAGATGGTGATGAGTTAAGTTTTTGGAATGCCGAAGACCGTAGAATTGATTACTTAGATGTGGATGCTGACGATTATTTATTCCCTATTGTTAGAAGAATTCTTAGTTCCAATAAAACAAATAAAGAATTATGTTCAACTGAAATTCAAAACCAAGTTATGTCAGAATGTGGATATAACGTTTTAAAAATGTCAGCTCCTGAACCAATGATGGATATGGGTGAGGAAATAGGTGAGATGGAAGTTCGTGAACCTCGGTACATGGGTGAAGCTATGATGGGTTTCGAAGAACAAATACGAGAAGAAATTGACCGTAATGTTGTAAGACAATTAAGGGAGGTTGTAAGAGAACACTATCCTGAGGATTTAATCTCAGAAACAATGCCGATGAGAGCCTAAAATAACAAACCCACCTTTATGGTGGGTTTTTTTATTCTATGCCAAACAAATTTTGAAATTATAATTTGTTCGGCATTTAACAATTTGTTTGGCACGGATAAACCTTATTAAAATAAAGGTCTTTTGTTCCAATAAATGCGGAGGTCTTTGTCAACACCTAACATTTTGAAAAAACTTGAAATGTCTGAATTAACTACATTTATAAAACTACCTTTAGACCAATCAGGGTCTATGTCTAAGAAAAAGGCAACTCTATTAGGGTTTGCCTCACCATATCGTACTTTGTGAACCGTAATCTTTATTGGTTCGTCATCTTCACCAACTAATTCATCATTAATTTTAGGTTCAATAACATCATCAATATAAGTTTGTAAGTATTTTTCAATTTTACCTGAATCCATTATTAAGAATTTGAAGAAGAAAGACCTAATTGTTTAGAGTATTTTCCAATATTACAAGACCAATATCCTGCGGTTGTTCTGTCTGTTTTTTGAAGACAATTACTACTTTCTTTAATCACTAATTTAGACTCACCAAAAGTTACTTTTTTAAGACCTCCTGTTTTACTCTTAGTGTAGACCGCAAATTTCTTATGTCCTCTTGGAGTTTTCGATTCCGTTAAAGTATCCTCTTCAGTCTCGTTAATATAAGGTGCATCCAAATAGATGTATTGTTTACCAATTTTAACTTTCTTACCCAAATCAGATTCAACCATTAATTTGTCTTTGTAATTTAAATCGATTTTACCCTCATTATAAAGGTCTCTAACTTCATTAACTAAATTAAAATAACCTTCAGAGTAAACTCTAAAAACATTATTAGTTAATGACATATCGTTTTCAATGTGATATTGTAAAGCATCGGAAACTTCAACATTTTCTTTTAATATTAAAGATTTGTTTAAATGGTTTCCCAACGTTTCTTTTATCAATTGTTTTAAACTCATAATATTATGGCTTTAATATTGCTAATGCCTCAGGGTAATCTTTATCTAACACTTTTTCGTCTTTACCTTCATACGGTATGTTTTGCAAAACATATCTAATAGCATTTAACCCTGAAACTCTTTTATCTTCGGCATCAACAATAACCCACGGGTTATTAACGGATGAAGTTTTATCAAATAATTTTTCTTTAAATTCGGTAAATCTATCCCAAAGGTCTTGCATTTTAGAATCATTAGGTGAGTATTTCCAATATTTTAAAGGTGATTGTTGTCTAATATCAAATCTTCTTTTTTGAGTGTCTTTATCAATTGAAAACCATAGTTTAAATAAGTAATCTCCTTCTTTAACTAAATCGTTTTCAAAATCTTCAACATTTTCCATAAAGTCTTCATATTCTTCTACAGACCCGTATCCCATCACTGGTTCAATTAAACCTCTATTATACCAACTTCTATCAAATAAGTTAATCATACCTGATTTAATTTGGTTTCTATATCTTCCCCACCAATCTTTTCTATCTTCAGGAGTAGGAACCCCTAATGCAATAACATTATAATATCTTGGGTTTAAATTTTCGACAAACTTTTTAATTGTTGACCCTTTACCCGCAGAATCTCTACCTTCAAATACGATTATAACTGTCTTGTCCGTTTTCTTTAACCATTCTTGGAGTTTTAATAACTCAACCTGCATTTCATAAAGTTCTTTTCTAAAAACTTTCTTTGGTATTATTGACGGCTCTTCAAATTCGTAATCTTCACTTTCAGGTTCTGTACCGTAACCACTACGTTCTCTGTATTTTAAAGAATTTATAATCTTTCCAAGATAGTCAACTACATTTTTTTTCTTATCACCTTTTTTCAATAAGATTTTTCTTAACCCTCTTTCTAATAGTCCGAAATCAATAATTTGGTTTTTAGATAAAACAGTAATTTCCATTAACATTTTTTCAATGGATTTATTGTAAAGTCTCAAGTACTTTAAAATTTCAACTGTTTTACCTAAGTTAATGTTCATTTGAAGATTAGTTTCCTCATCTTCTTTAATGACACCCATTATACTTTGTATTCTTTCTATTTCGGTTAGGAGCTTCATAACACTAAGTGTATTTTTTATTATAAATACTTAGAAGTTAACTCCTAATCCAAATGTACCATTATTGATTATAGGGTCGTAGTCTAATTTTATTGTGAAGTTTTTATAATCATGTAACGCTCCAACTTTCATGGTTGTGAACCTATCCAAATATTTTGGAAAAGTTATAAGTCCCAAAGCATCCTTTCCTCTCCACTTTACATCTTCACTCACAGTTCCAATCATAAAATGAACTCCCGTTCTTTTGATTCTTTTACCAGCACCAATGTAAAAACTATTTCTCTGAACTAAATCGTCAACGAGTGGAAAATCTATTTGTGTTACATTTCCATATGGAAAAAATGTTGAATTATCTCGTTCTAAAGTTGCATTGTATTCGGTAATGAAATATCCTTTATTACCAATAGTAAAGAAACCTCCTATTTGTCTATCAGTAGTTTTTTGAATACCAAAACTTATAATAGGTTTTTTCCCTCTAATAGTCTCTGTCTTACCATTATCATACACATATATTCTTGATGGTTGTCTGTAACCCCAATCATTAGTGTACCAACTTGGTGACCAATGGTTCCAACCAAATCCTGGTGCTCCCCACATATCCCATCTATTCCATCCCCATCCAAAATTGTTCATTAACCATGGGTCTCTAACAATTATGTTTGAATTTGGTCTTGTTCGTGGAGGTATGTTAATATTTCTTGGAGGGTTATTTCTCCAACTACTTACTTCATTTCTTTGTGGTGTAGACGGTTGTACCGATGGTGTAGACCTTGGTGGTGGTGTTGATTGTTGAGGTGGGTTATTTCTCCAAGAAGAAACTTGTCCAAAAGTTAGCAAGGGGAAAATCAATAACGACAATAATATATTTCTCATGGTATCCTATTTTACTATAAATACCTTTCAAGTTGGTCTTTTAATATATTTATTAATACCAAGATACTATTAAATGAAAAAATTATTATTATTGATGCTCTTACCATTTTTATTGGCATCACACCAACCAACCCAAGAACCTAAGAAGGTTCACATTCAATCTGTTGAGAACAAAATTCAAATTGGTTCTCTCGCAAAAAACAGAAACTTAACATTCGGAGTTAAGAACATTCTCTTAGAGAATTTACAAGAGTTAAATTATGAAGTTACGGACTCAATTGAGAATTCGGATTACTCATTAAAAGTAGAATTATTATATTTCGATGTACTACAAACAAACTCTGGCGTTTCCGTATTTCACAAAAATAACAATGAAACTATTTTAAGAATCAAAGGTTATTTGTACGACAAAAACGGAAAAAAAGTGAAAGATTTCCTCGCGACAGGTAAGTCATCCGAAATTTCACTATCAACATTGATTATATCTGAAGGAGGTAATATAAATCAGACCTCCGTTTCTAATGTAATAAAAAAGTCCTGTGAGACATTAATTTTTAATCTATTTAGTAAATGAAAAAACTAATTTCGGTGGTATCCCTACTTTTAATGAGCATTGTAGGATACTCACAAACACCCGAAATCGGTCATTTTCAACAGTTATCAACGATTAAGAGAGGAGACACTTTAGATGTCGCATGGTACTTCAAACCCGCAGTGGGGACGGATGTCAGGACCTTTCAAATCGATTGGCAATACAAAAAGGCGTTGTTAACACATATATCGTCTTCTGTTGATGCGGCCGTGGCGGGTAATGCACCTGTATTAGATTTCAAGTCGTGGGAGAACTACAAATACGGTTCTTACTCGAATGGAGTCTACAACTATGTGTCTGATTCTGACTGGTCGATTGGTAGAAACTATCTTATTCTAAGTAATGGTAGTCAAATCAGTTCGAATGGTTATATCATTCGCAATAAGTTTAAAGTAAACGATGTTCCTTCTAATTTTGATGAGGATTCGGTACGAGTTAACTGGGCGAGAATGTTTAAACTCGATGGTACATCTATCGGAGACAATATCGCATCGTTATCTCATCAAGTATTGGACCTTAAGTTATTAGGTAACTTAACAATTTCTGGAAAGATATGGTTCCCTTCAACCATAACGACTCAGACATTACCGACATTGTATTGTTACGATAACGTAACCAATGTTTTGGTGTCTCAAACCATTCCTGATTTAAATGGTAATTACACCTTTAATAACGTTGACGAAAACAAAACCTATAAAATTGAGGTTAGGTTCCCGTCGGCACAGTTGTCGTCAATAAGAGACAATGCTGTTACAATATCTGACGCGGTGAAGGCATATAACGAATACATCAATACTGATGTAAATCAAAATATGACACGTCAATATCTTAGACATGGTTTGTCTTATTTAATTGGTGACATAAATTTGAGTCAATCTTTTGATGGTGGTGACCCTTACTCAATTTACGCATCTGTATCAGGGTTAGCACCGATAAACACAAGTAATCTTATCAATGTGTTTACAAAAGAAACCTACGACTCTTTAGTTTTAGGTACGGACCAATGGACAACATGGCAAAACCATTCGAACAAAGGAATATTCCTAACAACTACTGTGGGTACCACAAACTTATCTTTAGACATCAAATACTTTGTTTTAGGTGATGTTGACAGAAGTCACTCTTCACCTGTATTTAACGGAACAACCGAAGTTTTAGCGGCGGTTTATAAAGGTCAGTTTGATGTAAACATCGCTAACTCATACGCAGTTGGAAGTCCAATGTATGTCCCATTCAATGTTTCAACAAATGGGTCGTTATCTAATGGATTACAATTTGAAATGAAGTATGATGTAACCAAAGTTAAATTTGATGAAATAGTTTCAAACATACAAGGTCCATGGTTACAATATGTAACACATGATGACGTAAACGGAATCGTAAGATTCGGAGGAATGAATAACCAACAAAATGGGTCGCTACAAGGTGTAGCGACTCCATTTGTTTTAAAATTTTTAGCCAAAAATCCTAGTGAGGATATTAATTCAAGTGTTTCAATCAGAAGTTTAATGGATGCATCTCATAAAGATGGAGACCACTTCAACATTAACCTTTCAACAGGTATGATTGTATTATCATACAGAGCCAACAATCCTAATATAATAACCGCAACAGAACCAACGGTAACATTATATCCAAACCCTACTAACGGTATTGTTAATATTTCTATAGATTTATTACCTAAAACTAAAATGAACGCATCTATTTATAATAATATTGGTAGATTGGTAATGAATGTTGGGGATTTCACATCTGACGAGTTTAATTTAAACCATAAAGAAACCGTAGACGTGGGAAACCTGATGAGTGGAGTTTATTACATTATTCTATCAGGATACAATAAAAAAATAACTAAACCCTTTATTAAAAATTAAAAAAAATGTCAGAAGAACAAGAAGTGCAAGACCATAACGACGGAACATGGTCAAGTCTTAAAAAAACAATCGTAGGTACCTTAGGTACCGTAGTTGCAGGTGGTGGTGTATGGTTAAGTACACTATTATTTGGTGGTGGGGACGCTCATGAACAACCAGTTCAACAAGCTCAACCATCAATTATAATTAACAACACTCAACAACAGCAACAATCACCCGCGGGTAAGACAGTAGTCATAAAAGAAGTTAGTCCTTCAACACCACCTGCAAAACCTGCAGAGAAAAAACCAGAACCAAAAAAAGATGATTGGACTAAAGAAGAACCAAAGTGGTAAAATAAAAAATATTAACTAATGATGAAACAAAATATTAGAGAAAATCTTCGACTTGTGTTTATCACAATAGTTTGGTTTACATTAATGTTTCTTATCGCATCAAGCGTAACTGCACAAACAATAGGAACAATAAAAACCGAACAATATAAAGCAAAGTTTGAAAAAGATATGTCAATTGATACAATACCTGAATTTCATGGTAAACCAGTTCCAATTCAACTTTTAAATATAGGAGTTACACCTGAGCTATATGAATCATTTCCTGAATTAAAGGATAAAAGAGTTGGTTTAGGGTTAACTAATATTGTTGTCGAATACCTTGAGTATACTGAAAGATTTTTATTTACTGAGGATAAAACTGAAATTAAAAATCGAATGGTAAAACAATTTCAGGCATCTGAATCGGGTATTACTGAAGATAAATTAGACGGTAGAGGAAAGATTCGATTAGCTCGTTATTTTGTTTATGTTGAGGTTTATGATTTTAGTGTTAGTGAAGACGAGACGATAAAACTTAAAGATGGTGTCAAGAATACCTTGACAACTCGTTTAGGTCTTCAGGTTAAATTTGTTGATGCAGAGACAGGGTCTTACTTCACCGCTTCAGGTTTGGGTGAGGCGTCCACAGTTAGAGAAATGACATTACTTAACGATGACAATTTATCTGAGGTTAAATTTAATCAATCAACTATTGGTATTACAACTAAAAAAGCATTAGAAACCGCATCCGCTCGTATTGTGAGAAGGATGATTTCAAAACAAATTTTTGACCACTAATGAATATTAAAAAAATCATATTATTTTTTATTTTGTTGTTCTCAACAATCGTAGTTAACGCTCAAACTTTAACCTACGCATTTATAGACCCTTGTACTCAACAGGTTACTAATTTTAGTTTTCCGTTACAACAAGGACAAAGTACTGTGATTTTTTTCTTAGGTAAACAAAGAACATTTACCGCTGGTGATGTTGCTAGCGGAGCCTTTGGAGCATGGATTAATCAGGTTTATTCTGATTATAGAATGGTGATGCCATGTTCCGTTCAATCAACAACAGTTATTAGAAACCAAATCATAACTCAAGTGATTGGTGGTACTGTTCAAAGTGTTATGGGGAGTATAATGAGTTCTGTAAGGTCTGAAGCATCATCTAATGACGCTGCGTCAAAAGGTAAAACAGGCTCAGATAAAAAAAGAAAAAATAGTAAAGATGGAAACAATGGCAATACTAGTGGGAATTCCGTTTCTAGCGGTAATTCTACTGGGGATGTTCAGTCTAATGGTGGAAATTCGAATGGCAATGTTAATAATAGTGGGACTAACACAAAAACTAACGAAAACGGTAGCGGTGGTGATGTCAATAATTCTGGCGGTAATAATAGCTCATCTTCAACTAATTCAACAAGTAGCGAAAAAAGTACTGAAGGTAATGAAGTAGTTGGTTCGGTGACTATGAATGTTGATGCCAGAAACGACAAAGGTGGTGGTGGTAAATCGTCTCAAAAAAACAACCCTATAATTGTTTCTTCTGACTACACTAACGCACAAAACTTAGACAGGTCATACACAGGTATTATAAACATAGGAATGTCACAATCTTCCTTAACAGGGACCTCAAGTTGGGGACTAACTTCAATGACTTGGTTCAACTTTAAACAATTCGCAATTTCGGGTCGATATACAAAAATAAATTTTAGTAATAATGGAAAATTAAAATTTATACATAATTTAAATCTTACAGGTGTGTATACCTATGGTAATTTTATGGGGTTTGTCGGATATAGTGGTATATTAAATGCAGGGAAATGGGGGGTTACAGGTATAAACATTAGTGCCGCAGCTACAAAAATTAATGAAGACGGAAACTTGTTTTTAAGTCCATCAATTACAGGTTTTTATACAAGACCATTTATGGCTGGTAGTAGATTAACTATTTCACCTGAAATTTACGTTATATCAACACCTTTAGTTTACTCATCATTAGAAAAAATGACTGTAACTGATAGAACATTTAGTGCATTTTTAGGTTCAGGTTTTGATTACCAAATAACTAAAAGATTTAAAATAAACATGAATTATAAAGCAAATTTGAGTACTAACCCCGAATTTCCTATACTTTCATTTTTCTTAATTGGCAGTAAGGTAAACCTATGAGAACGTTTTTAATCATACTATTAAGTTTTTTTGTCTCATTTTCTTATGGACAATCTGTAAGTGCCCCGTTAGGTAGAACTTATCAAGTTAGTACAAGTGGACAAGATGCAAGTGGATTTGTTATAAACGGATTTACCAATGAAACACTTTTAACATCTATTGGTCTTGTTAATCCTCCAGCAGGAACAACATTTTCAATTACCACAACAACAGGTCTATCGTTTGCTTCAGGTTATAATTCATGGACAAACCGAACAAGATTATCCTTCACGGGAACAATGTCAAACATCAATAATGCATTGGCATCATTAAAAATTAACACGGGTTCCAACTTGGGAAATGTTCAAATATCAGTTTCTACAACAGTGAATCCTGTGGGATATTATTATAACCCAACTAATGGACACTTTTATAGACCAATATCGACGGGAAACACATATACAGGCGCAAGAGCTGCCGCACTATCAACTACATTCAAAGGACAAACTGGATATTTGGTGACAATTACTTCTGCAGATGAAGACGCATTTATTTACAACAACGTTCCCCAATCTCAAATATGGTTTGCATTAACTGATGAATTAAGTGAAGGACAATGGAGAATTGATGCAGGTCCTGAAAATGGAACTTTAATCAAAACATCAAACGGACAAACTGCGGGAAATATAGTTGGTCAATACAATAATTGGGCACCTGGTGAACCAAACAATAGTGGTAATGAAGATTACGCGGTAACAAAATGGAATGGAACACAATGGAATGATTTACCTAATAATTTTAATTGTCCTTATGTAATTGAATATGGGACTTGGGCTAATCCTCAAGACCAAACATTCACGGGATTTTACGCAGCGAATACCACAAATACTGTTGCAATCACAAATACCTTATCAGGAACTATTACTATTCCCTCAACTTTAACTTCAAGACCACAATTAACACTATATAGAGTCGTAAACGGTTCTGACGTATTGGTTGATGTTAAGACAGTTGCGACTAATGGTTCGTATACTTTCACATTACCAAATCAAAATTCAACGTATAAGTTAGTTCCATCTTTAATTGTTCAGGGAGTAACTAATGAAGATTTTACTTTAATTTTTAACGAGACAAATAACATCAATACACCCAATAATCTTCAATCAGGTTTATCAATGACAGGTACCAAACAATGGAAATCATCTGACATGAATAGAAATGGTATTTTAGATTTAGGAGACGCTTATTTATTAATTGCCCACACTACAGGGTTAAGGGTATCTAATGAAGTTTTATGGTTTAACCCTTCTGATTACGACTTAATCACCAAAAATAATTTTGGTTCAATAAATCCTGTTTTACATTTCACAATAAATGTTTCTACATCAAATGTCACACAAAATATTAAATACTGTATTTTAGGCGACGTTAATCTTTCACATTCTTCCCAATAAAAAAGTATTTATAGTAATAAACGTAAATTACTATGATACTAAAAATTGGCTCTTCAGGAGAAGACGTAAAAAAACTCCAATCAAAATTAGGTTTAAACGCCGATGGCGCATTTGGACCAGGAACTGAAACTGCCGTTAAAAAATGGCAAAAAGATAATAATTTAACTGCTGACGGAATTGTTGGTGAAGGAACTTGGGGTAAAATGTTCCCACAACAATTAATTACCGAACCAGCTCCTGTTAAATCATCAACTCCTTCAGGTAGTGGATTTAAATTAGAGAATCTAAAAGGTCACATACCTGATTCAGTAATTGCTCAAATTCCTGATACCGCTAAAAAGTTTAATATAACAACACCATTAAGATTGGCACACTTTTTAGCTCAGTGTGGACACGAATCAGGTGGTTTCAAAGCAGTACAGGAAAATTTAAACTATTCTGCAACTGGTCTTAAAGGTACTTTTTCAAAATATTTTAAAGAGGCTGGATTGGCAGAATCATACCAAAGAAATCCACAAAAAATTGCAAGTCGAGTTTATGGTGGAAGAATGGGTAATGGTCCTGAGTCTACTGGAGATGGTTATAAATTCCGTGGAAGAGGTTATATCCAATTAACAGGAAAAGAAAATTATACTAACTTTGCAAAATTTATCGGAGAAGATACTGTTGCAAATCCTGACTTAGTTGCAACAAAATATCCTTTAGCTTCAGCAGCATTTTTCTTTGATTCAAATAAACTTTGGTCAATTTGTGACAAAGGTGCTGATACTGTAACAGTAACTGCGGTAACTAAAAGAGTTAACGGTGGTACTATCGGATTACCTGACAGAATTAAACACTTTAACGAATATTACCATTTATTGTCATAATTTTGTAGTTATCAAATAAAGTATTACCTTTAAATTAAATTAAAAAAATTATGACCAAAGATAATATTAAACTAGCAATCAAAGATTTTGAATGGGTGATTAAGATTTTAGAATCTTCAGAAGATGAAAGTCATATGAAGACAACTTTAAAATGTTTTTCATTATGGGATTCAAAATATTCAGATTCAGGTCTAACAAGATTAGAATCAGATGTGTTGAATAAGTTAAAGTTGAATTTTTGGTCATTATATAAAGATAAAAATAGTAAGATTGGAACCATTAATATTTAATAGCGAATTCATACCAGAGGTACAAATCGCGGTCATTCTTGATGACCATCCTCAATATGGGGAACTTAAACCATTATTTGATGAGTATGGGTATGGATTTATGGTACCAGGTAAAAACTTGATTATAATAGACGGAGAACAGTTTATTGATAACTTTGGAACTGACGTTCTTAAATTTATTGAAGCTCATGAAGTCTCTCATATTATATTGGGTCATGACGGTCCAAGAAATGATGATGAGGAAATGGACGCTGACTTAGGTGCTTATTTACTATTACAAAAAGTTGGTAGACAAGATTCTATTAAAACTCTTTTGAGACACTTTAAAGAAAGACATGGTGTTGCTTTTGATGAAAAATTATTAGATAGAGTAAAAAATTCATTCTAACGCTAGTGAAAAGTGGACTTTTTTAAATATTTTTCATATTTATTTGTACACATCGCTCCTTAAGGAGTGTTCTCATATATCCCTTTCCAAAAGACCCGCGAAATTTATTTTGTCGGGTCTTATTTTTTTACTATATTTGTAGAAATATTTAGAAAAAATGGAACCAGAAAAAGACATATTTGACGAGTGGGCAGATGAGAGGTCTAAAAAACCTTGGATTATACGAAAATTAGAATTTATTCCGTTATGGTGGAATCATGAAGGTAGGTATCTACATAAAGAAGTTCGTACAGGAATAAGAAATATTTGGTATTGGTTACCAATTATTTGGAAAGACAGAAATTGGGACTCTCACTACATCTTTGAGATTATGATGCATAAACTCAAAGCTCAATCAAAATATATTGGAGGTAGAGATATTCATACAAGAGCAAAAAGAGACGCTGAAGTTATGATGACATGTGTTAACTTAATGAAGTTGGTACAGGAAGACTTTTATAGTTCCGAATACTCCGATTATCACAAAACAAAACACTGGTTTGAAGATTTAGAAGACAAACCTGGATTTTCTTCTTGGGAGTCTAAACTTTTAGAAGAAAACTTTGATGATTACTTTAAGAAATACCCTTTGATTTATAAAAGAGTATTAAATGGTGAAGGTATTTTTGGAAGAGATGGTCGTGAAGAGGATAAACAAGTTATTGCCATGAATATTGGACACATTAATCATGATAGAGCAAGAAAATTGTTATTCAAGATAATGGAAGAACATATTGAAGGTTGGTGGGACTAATAAAATAAAAAAATATGTGGATAGTTTATGTATTAATGTTCGTTGTAGTTGCAATTATTTCGTACCTTTGGGTCCAAGGAATTGACTACATGAAAGAGAATCATCCCGATTATAAGGGAGATGATTTATTTGGAGATTTTGACGAAAACGATAAAGACAATATATTATGAAAATAACATTCATCAGCGACACGCACAACAAACACAACCACCTTACAAGTAAGGGGATGGGTAACATATTGGGTAGTGGAGACGTATTGGTTCATGCTGGTGATATCACAAGTATGGGTAAACAACACGAAATCCAAAATTTCTTGAACTGGTTTGCTCGCACTGATTTCAAACATAAAATCTTTATTGCTGGTAACCATGATTTTGGTTTCGAGCATGGATTCGAAATCGACCAAGAATTTAAAGATATGGGAGTTATCTATCTTCAAGATAGTGAAGTTACCATTGACGGTGTGAAGTTCTACGGTAGTCCTTGGCAACCTGAATTTTATGATTGGGCATTCAACCTACCAAGAGGGGAGAAACTCGCTAAGAAGTGGTCTAAAATCCCTGGTAATACAGATGTACTAATTACTCATGGTCCTGTTTACGGATTATTAGATTACGCACCTCACGGAGGTCATGTTGGATGTGAAGAACTATATAAAAGAGTTTTTGACGTTAAACCAAAGATTCACGTATGTGGTCATATCCACGGAGCTTATGGTCAAAAGAGTATTGACGGTGTTGAATTTTTAAACGCGTCAGTTCTTGATGAAAGATACGAACACGCGCACAAACCTATCGTTGTTGAATTCGACATCGAGACTAAGGAAATAACTTATGCTTAAAGAGTTGTGTGATTGTGGTAAAGTTGCAGTATGGTGCTACATGCCAGGATATTCTTCTGGTTGTAGTCCATACTTTTGTGATGAATGTGTTCATCGTGGATGTGATTGTAATTATCGACATCTTGATGTTAACACCTATCATCCCCCGTTAGATAATCCTGAAGTACCTGAAGGTCAAGAAGGTGTTGATTGGAAGTGGATTGAAGATGGTAGTGTTTGGACATCTATCGATGATAAAGGCAGAGAATGGCCTTGTGCTGAATATGAATACGACCTTGATGGGTATGAACGAGAAATAAATCCACATGAATATGAAACAAAATGACGATAAAGAGGTTTTGATTTGTGCATGTCACTCAACTGACCACCAATTAATAATACTCTACAGTGAAGATGAATTAGAAAATGGGCATAAGTTTCCAACGAGTTACTTTCACATCCATTTAACTAAAAGACCGTTTTGGGAAAGAGTTAAATACGGTATCAAATACATTTTTGGTTATAAAAGTAACTACGGAGCATTTGATGAGTTTATTTTCAATCCAAAAGATGCGGATAAATTACAAGATTTGGTAAATTATTTAAACAGAGAAAAAAATGACTAAAATTTATTTAGACGACGTTAGAACTCCTGTCGATAAGAGCTGGACAGTTGTAAGAAATTACGAGCAGTTTGTAAGTACCGTTATGTACATTGGATTAGAGAATATCGATTTGATTTCTTTGGACCATGACTTAGGTGATACTGCAATGGCCGAATGGCATCGTAACGTATACCATAACTACACTTTGGATTATAATAACATTACTGAGAAGACAGGGATGGATTGCACTAAATGGTTAGTAGAACAATGGATGGATGGGGCTCCTGTGGTTGAAGTTGTTATTCACTCAGCAAATGCTATTGGTAGTGCCAACATGATGGGGTACATTAATAACTACCGACATGTTAATCGATTACCTCAAAATTGTGTAAGAGTACAAATCGAACATACAGTTTAAGAAAAGGTGGAGAAATCCACCTTTTTTAGTATTTATTAGTATGGCAGACCAAAGTCAATTTTCAAGATTATCAAAAAAACAATTATTATTCATCTGTGAACGATTAATTGATGAGGGGTTCGACGCAGTATCCCCATATGATAATTACGATGATTCATACAAAGCCTTAGAGGAAATTGGGAGGTACTTTAATATTTCAATTAGTGATGAGGATGTACAATTTTTCGGTAAACTACTTAGTGATAACGATAACTTAATTGCAGATATTTTCGCAAATCAAGGTACAGATAGAAACAACAAAGAATTAATTGAAAGATTAGAAATCCCTGTTGCCAAAGATTATGAATTAGAATATACTGTTGATGGAACCGTTAATTACACTGAATGGTACACTTATAAAGTATCTGCATACGATAAATCATGGGTTGACGATTCTGTTAGGCAACAATATAATGATGGTAGTTTTGATTTATATGAAGGTCACTTAGATGACACTCAATACGATAACTATGAAATGAATGATTGGGAATTTAAAACTGTTAGTGAGGTAACACCAAAAATACAAGAATCATTATTAAGTAAACTTATGATTGAAAATACCCAAGATGTCGTTAAGTCCTTAGATAAAAAAACTTTAATAAAATTAAAATCAATTATCGAATCAAGACTTAAACTTCTTTAATTTAGACTCTTTTCTAGCCTCTTTTGCTAACTCACCCAAAGTTTTCTTTTTCTTATCCAACGGATGAACATACCCTTTCTTATATTTAATTTCAACTTCAATTGGTCCCGAAGTTGAGATTTTTGAATCATATTTCCAAATAGAGATAGTTTCCTCATCTTCATAGACGTGTTCCCATTTAGTTGGTTTGTCGGTCGGTTTAGAATTTGTTGATATTGCCATAAGGCTAAGATACGAAATTACATCAAATCTTTCAATCTGTCACCATATAATTTTATAACTCTTTTTAAGAAAGCATCAGGGTTTTTTCTAATATATTCTAAAATGTCGTAACGAATATTTTTTGCATATTTTCCAAACAATTCCCCAATTTTATCTGCCTTTTGACCTCTTTCTTTATTATATTTAAAGTTTTTTATCGTATTTACATCTACAATTGGGAATGTAATAGTTTTTTTATTTCCTGATAATGCATCATTGTGAGATAATGATATTGAAGAGCTTGTTTTACCTGCTTTCGATTCTCTTAACAACAAATCCATAACTTCTTCGTTGCTTTTTACAGAATATTCAATAATATTCCCCGTTTTTGGTAATACGGCAAATATCCAATTCACATTATTAAATGAAACCTGCATCATTTGATTTTTGTAAAAATCAAATTCTGGTCCTTTTTTCATTAAATCATATGGTTTTTTAATACCCTCAATTGATAATGAATCGTCCTCGGCAATGTTCTTTAATGCAACGTTAAAACCTTTGTTTAATGAACCCAATGAATATCTTTCTCCAGGAATTGAAATCTTAACTGAATACGGAACTCCTTGAATCAAAATATCCGCCTTAGAATCCTCTACATTACTTTCACTTGTTGGTATCGCAATACCCCCAGTAAATAATCCAGCCATTAGACCTTCAAAGAAAAAACCACGACCATCCATTTCCTCTTGTAAACTAATAAAATATTGGTAAAATCGAATTCTATCAACCGTTTTTCTAATATCTGAATCTAAATCAACATCACTCCCGTCGTTAGAAAAATCATAAGTACCAATACCCTCAGAATTTAATATTTTTGGTATGACTTTAGACGCCATAATCTTACTCTTTGGGATTGGGGCGATTGTCGACATAACACTGCCTAATGATTCAGGCACACCTATTATATTTTTTTGTTCTAAGTATAGTTTATATTGAGATTCAGTAATTCTAATTTTCATATCTATAAATACCTATAATAAATAAAAATCCCCACCTTGTGAGTGGGGACTTAAATTATATTAATTAATCGTTAATGCCATTGGCCCTTTTCATCCCATTTGTTCAAACAGTCATATCCTTGTTCCTCAAAATTACTTTCAGTACCTATCAAATTCACATTTTTTAATTGATTTAAAGAACACATATCAATATCCTCAAAATCGGCAAAGTCACAATTAATGATTGCTAAATATTCTAAATTAGGTGGTAAGTTTTTTAATACTCTTCTAACCATTTTTGGAGTTTGTTCGATTAAAGCAACCATTCCCTTTTTTCTATCAAATATATAATGTGGTTCATCTAATGAAAATCTAGTTTGCTCGTTAACCACCTTTTTAACTAATCTTATCATGTCAGATTCTGTTAATCTTACTATTTTCTTCGCCATTGCTATTATTTTTATTATAAATACCTCTAATAAATAAAAATCCCCTCTTTTGGAGGGGATTAGTTAATTTACTCTTCTGTTGAGTCCGTTTTTCCTTTGTTAATCCATTTGTCAATGGAACCGATTCCAAAAGACCCTAATACTAACCATAAGAACGCATTGAAAATGAATTCGTTAATTACTAAGTCTTTTCCTAATGAACCTGTAACAATGTCTGCAATTGCAAACCCTGTCATCATAACAAATGCTAAAAAGCCTACAACAGATTTCTCGTTGATTGTGTTGTTGTCGTTAAACAACTGTGCAAAGAATTTTTTCATAATATTTGGTAATTTACTTACCTATAAATATCTAAAATTCTTTAATTCACCACGTAACTGATATAAACTGTTTGTCCTGTTACGAAGTCAGTAGATGCGGATTGAATCAATACCAACTGACTAGGTCTTGTGCCTGGATTGTAATTAAATGCCTGTTGTCCTGGTGGACCTTCAAATGTAAATGCCGTAGACGAACCACTGTAAATTGCAGTATCTCCATTTTGAGTGAAGTAAGCGGTAACAGAAGTACCCGTCATTCCACTATAATAACTTGTTCTATCAACAGATAAATTATCTATTGAGTTCCAAAAAACACCATTTACATCAAACGTGTTGGGTGTCGTCACACCTGTTGATTGACCTATAACAGTAAATCGTGTGAATATTGTATTTCCTGAAGTTGGTGGAGCATATGGTAAAACTACCAAGTTATAACCATATCCTGTTACAGGTATTGGGGTTGTTGATGGAGTTGGTGTAAATGTTGGTGTAACTGATGGAGTTGGTGTAAATGTTGGTGTAACTGATGGAGTTGGTGTTACTAAAGTTTCTTGACATGCCGCACAATTAACATAGAAAAAAAGTGGTGTTGCACCATCTGTTGGAGTTGCCACGGTCTTCTCAACAATTCTATAACATCCACTTGGTGTTCCTCCTGTGAATGTAAACTTAAATACGTCACCAGGTGCTAATGATGATGGTCCTAAATCAGCAACTAATACGTTCAAGTTGGTACATCCCGAAATTGTGAATGTTGTAACTGAACTTAAGTCAGTTGTGGTTGGTGTTGGTGTGTTAGTTGGTGTTTCACTTGGTGTTTCACTTGGGGTTTGTGTAACTGTAGGAGTTGGCGTTTGAGTTAACGTTGGTGTAGGGGTAGGTGTTGGCGATAATGTTCCTATCACACAAATATCAACAGCCCCTTCATTAGGGGTGAAAAGAGGGAAGAATACATGTAATGGTTGTGTTACAGCGTTGGTTGATGTGTAAATTAAAGTTGAATTATAATAATACTTTACGCTTGTTCCATCATAATCCACTTTCCACACATCAGATGATGAAACAACAGTACCGACATATAAAACGGTAACTTGAGCACCGTTTTCATATATTTCAACATTGTCACTATTATACAGGTAAATACCATATGACGTATCCTCATATGTGCTGCCAGGGGTAGCGGTTGGGTTGTAAGAGAATCCACCCATTAAATAATTACCATTCGCAGAAGTTTGGAAGGTTACGGAAACAGGACCAGTAAATGTCTCTAAAGAATATGCCGATGAATCCCATCCAGATGTTCCATCATTTATCGCACTATTACTTGTTGTTGTTGCATTATTACCTATAAATGTAAATGTATCACAAAGAGACGCAACATATGAATTCCAAAAACCGTTGGTTGTTAACCAAGTACTTGCATCGGTTGCCGATGAAAATGTTTGAGGTGTTCCGTATTGGCTTGACACTGCCTGAGATAAATTAATAAATTCACTATCTGAGAAACCACTTGTTCGAAAAAATCCAACTGATGCAAAAACACCTGGTATTGGTGTTGGTTGAGTATTTCCTGAAACTGGAGCAGCAATAACATAACCCAAATCTTCATCAGGTCCATTCCAAAATTGTGGGTTATTTGTGAATCCTGAAGTGGGAGCACCTATAGCCAAACTACCGACTTGCTCGGTACCTGGTATTTGACTTCCAATATTATATGCAAAGGGTCTTGTTGTTGCCATTTTTTCTTTAACAATAAATACTTAAATAGCACAAAAAAAGGGAGACACCGTCGCGTCTCCCTCAAATCTCCGTCGAGATATATGTGTGGTATTTTTGTTATGGTAGGGACGATACACCAAGACCCCGTAAAATCGGACATTTTTGTTTTTCCAACTAGTCGAAAAACCCAAAAAAAAGACAAGGTTAATTTAGATTAATTCAGGTAAATCAGCGAGGACCACTCCTAGAAAACCTCCCGTGTTTCTTTTAAGATTTATTTTTGAGCTTATAGAGGGGTAAGTTAAATCTTCAGGTGAGTATGGGGAACCACCGTTAAAAAAACCCTCTGTCCATTTCTTTTACAAAGATATGAAAAGTCTTTCAACCTGTCAAACTTTATTGGCGAAAATTCCGAAATAAATTTCGGGGACTTCCGTGGTTGGGAGTGGGGTCGAACCACTGGCACACTGCACTTCCATACAATTGCTCTACCATAAACATTAACTGTTACTGAGCTACCACAACCATTATTTAAAGAACTATTGTTTCTGAGTTCGGATACCGAGTATCTTTCATTTCCTATAAGTTCCGAACTCTTTTACAAAGATATAAAAAACATTTTACATCGACAACATCCATCCCAATTTATTTTGTTCCTGATATTGGGAATAAGTACATTTTCTCATCGACTTATAATCAGGTCTCAACTTTACATTTTTTGGGTACTTTGCCTCGTGTTCTTTTTGTTCTCTCATAACACGAGCATATGCCTCTCTTTTACTTGGTGCCCACACGTCATTAAACCCACCGCCAATCCAATTAAACAAATAAAGGTAATCACCATTAACACTTCTGTATAACTTCTCTTTTGCCATATCGTTTATCGTTTTGTGAATACAAATGTAGTGAACTCTTTCCAAAGTGCCAAACTATTTATAATAAAAATTAAGCCGCCCCTTAAATGGGGACTTTTAGGACCGTTCCAGTTATGGAACACAATTAGAGAACGACTCGCTACCGTTCTCTTTTTTTTCCACTAAAACAATCTGTTTTCTCCAAATTGGTAATTTTTTTCCATTATAACAACCAATTTGAAAATTATTTTCCACTAACTCTACAATATTGATTATAAAAATATTTATTTGGAAAATATATCACAATGGCAAAAGGTTCAAAATCAGTAGGGAATTCAATGAAAGTTTCTTTCGGTAAAAAAAGTACAGGTAAACATAAAAAAAGTCACAACAAGCACGACCGTAAGGAGAAAAACTATCGAGGACAAGGACGATAGTGTGTAAAATTTATTGGAATTTCTTATATTTTTATCATGTTAGATAAGAAACAGAGACTCTTTCGCCTAATTGAAAGTTATATGAATGATTTTCAAGGAGATGCCGTACAAAAAATGTACGGAGATGGTGCTAGAATCAAAGTTCACTCTATGAACCATAGTTACTCCACAAAATCTATTCTATTTGAAATTGTTATTGTATTAGGAACCACAATCAACGAGTCTATGATGGATAAGACTTTGGCAAACATTTTAATCCAAGATGCGTTAGTATATTTTTTTCCTGACCAAAATGTTAAAACCTACGTTAGGTTTGATGTATAAAAAAAGAGGAACTATGTCCTCTTTTTATTGTGTTATTTAATTAAAATATTTTTACTTTTTTTTGTTTTTAATTGCGTTAGATATCAACCCATAAATATAATCAACACATTTTACTTTTAGATTTGGTCTATCTGCCATTGCAGGTGTAGACCCAACACAAGCAGAATTTTTAAACATAACTTGTTCAGGAATTCCTTCTACTTCAACAAAATCAGGATAATAGTCACCTGAAAAATCTGGCATATCAAATGGATATCTAACTTCAATTCCTGATTTATGTGACAACGTACATCTGTAATAATCAACATTAGGATATCCTCCTAAATTGAATCTATCTGCCTTTTTTTCAATATGTTCTTCTTTTTTTGTGAACCCTAAAGATAATAATTTTGGCTCAAGTTTTTTCCAATATGGATTTGTTCTACAATCAGTTTTTTTTGGGTCGGTTTCATTACGAATTATATTAAAAACAGATTGTTCTTTTATTACCCTTTTAACCAATCTTGTTAAATCAGATTCGGTTAATCTTATAATTTTTTTCATGTCAAAGTTGTTTCACTATAAATATACTTGGATAAAAAAAAAGAAGGATATACCTTCTTTCATTTATTCAATAACACAAACTAATACACCATTCTTAGTCAAATCAATAATCTTTTTATTGATTTCTTCAGGTGTTGCAAAACAACCATTAGACCATTTAGTTTTCATCTTTGTATCTGGATGGAAAATTACGGCACGTGAACGAGCATTATTATTAATTCCGTTATCCAACCCATCGATAATCATAGAATATCCAAAGTATCCATATCTTGTACCACGTGTGATATAGTTACCATTTGATGTCATATTAGACCCGTGTCTGTTACTATATTTATTTGGATACATCACACCTGAATTCCAAGCGTGAGACACTGTGGTTGAAATTAAAACTTTTTTTTCTTTCATATCCAACACGAATAATCTTTTCGTAAGGATATTTTTACGATAGTCAACAATAATGACTATATCTTTGCGTTTTGGATTGTATTTTGCAATCCTTTGTTCTGCAATATCAAAATAATTTGAATTGGCAAACGAGCTGTAAACAAAAAGCCCCGTTAGTAACATTATTGAAATAAAAAAACCCTTTTTCATTGTTATTTTTTTTACAAAGATAAAGGGTTTTAAATTATAAAACAAATTTTTATTACAAATTCACTAATTTTTGTATTACCTTATTAATTAAAGGAGTTTTGTATTTCACACTTAAAGGTATTGTCTTTTTTTTGGTTGAAGATGTCCAAATTCCAAAGAATTTTGCAAAATCTGCCATATCGTCTGTCAAGTCAATACAACCATGAGAACCTCTTAATGAACCACCGTGTACATAAAATGCACTTCTTCCGTACATTTTTTGACCTCCTGTTGGTTTAATATATGCTCTATAATTTCCCCAACTTATTCTACTTAATAATGTATTTTCTCTGAATGACTTACTTTGGTCATTACCTACTTTACCTGTAATTTTGTCCCAAAAAGCTTCTAAAGCTCCAATTTCTTCTTGACCTCCTGAACGTGTCTCTAATGGACCCACAACATAAGTACCTTCTGGAAGAGGACCAGCGTCTTTGTCTTGTGACCATTCCTGTGGAGTTGTGGTATATCTCTTTAACATTTGACCCCAATCACTAGGTGGTGTGTTTTTCCATGTCAATCCACTTACCGCACTCCACGATTTAATAATTTTACCATTTGTTACCCAATTTAGTTTGTCCCCATCAAAAAATAACGCAGCGTTAGGGTTCAAAACTAAATCTGTACCAGTTTGATTTTTTGCAATGTTTTTTGCCGTATTCGAAAGTGAAGCACCCGCTTTAGGAGCGGTTTTAGCCGTAGATTTAGCCGCGGCTTTTACTGCTGTTGTATCCGCTTTAGCCGCAGTTGTTTTTGTCGTGTCTGATTTACCAATACTATTTAAAAACTGGCTTTGAGCAAATCCTGCAAACAAATAATTTCTAGTTAATTGGTCAACACTTCCCGTAGGTTTTATTTTTGATTTAGTTTGAAAATCTTTAATAGCCCTTTGGGTTGCAGGTCCAAAATCACCATCCACACCGTCGTTATTCGGTCCAGTAGTACCTAAATTATACCCCTTTAATTTTAAAGCTTGTTGTATTTTTTTTACATCATCATTTTTTTGTCCTCTTTCTGCGAATGGTACCGCCATTTGTTCAATTAGAACTTTATTAACAATCTGTTCTAAATCTGATTCAGTTAATTTTATAATTTTCGCCATTGTATTTTTATTTTACTTTTCCGTTTGTTAAGAATTCAACCTTAACAGTTAATGCAGATACTTGTTCAGTTAATCTTAATATTGTTTGTCTCATCTCATCTTTTTCTCTTGATGAACTTTCAAGAAGGGCTTCCAATTTACCAATTCTATCTCTACAATCAGTTTTTATAAAATCTTCATCTCTTTCTTTTTTTGACGCTCTTTTTTCGTAAAATCTCCAAGCACTTGCAGAACCCATTACGGTAAATGCGGTGATTAATACAGTCCAAATTGTTTCTTGTGGCATAATAAGTTCTTTTAAGTAATAAATATAAGTTTATTCTAAAAAATTGGTCGTTTGGTCGAGAAGCGAATAATTATTATTCTTATAGAATAATAATATAATATTAAAAAAAGAGTAAAAACTAAAAAACAAAAATACTAGTTCTAGTACTAGTTCTAGTCAAAATCGACCACACACTCGAATCCAAGTAGTGTCTCCAAAAATCTCTCCAAGTCTCCAAACTCATATGAAAGTTCTCTATAAGTGATGTCTCCACCGACTTTTTCTAATTTTGGTTCCGTTTTTCTTTTGACCCCCAAGAATAATGAATACGAGTGAGGGACCCAATCACCTTTTTCGTGGTCAAATGATTGTGTCGGTAAAGCTCGGAATTCAGTGACTATCACTCCACGGGAATCCAAAGCCATTTCACAAATTCTTCTTAATCTATTTTGGTCCATGTCATATCAGAATTTAAAACCGCAGAATAAAGATAAATTTTATTCCACGAAGTGGGTTCAATTAGAGAGAGGAACTTCTTTCCATAATTATCCTCATATAAGTGGTATATCTCCCCTACAATCGGTTCAAATCTATAAGATGAGTCGTAGACCTCTTGGTTAACAATAAACGATTTTTGAAGGGTTTCTGCCTCTTTTAAGAGTTCTTCGTACCTTGTATTGAATATCTTATTTGCTTTATATGTCCCGTTTCTTTTGAATGGTGTCAAGTCGGTGGGCACAATCTGTGGAGCCCCGACGTGGTGGGGATATTCCATTAGGTTTGGTTTAAGGATAACCTTGTCGATGTGTGATTGTGTAGACATAAAAAAAGTCCCAATATATGGGACTTAAATTATAGTTCTTATTTTAATAAAGTTCAAGTTATTGACCTTTAATCATTGCAATTCCGTGTTTCAAAAATTCTTTTGCTCTTGGAGAAACGTGTTGCATCCCATAAACTTTTTCAATGTCTTTAACTAACTCTTCACCGTGTTCGTTTTCTTTGTAAAGTTCGATAATCTTATCCATCGCCCTATTACACTCTTTTTTCGTTTCGTCAAAGTAGTTGTAAGGTTTGAAATCTTTAATGTGATTCATAATTCCAAACGCCAAGTGTTCACCACCATCAGAAACTTTCGGATGAAGTCTTAAGGTTTTTAATAATTCAAGTTTGTCCACCAAACTGTGGATACCATTTTTTCTAATCGTAACACCGTCGATATAATCTTCAGTATCGTCGTCACCCATAATCTCTTCCAAAGTCCTAACGTTACCACCATGGCAGAATTTTTTATCCTCTGTATTTTCAGATTGTTCTATTAGGTAGAGTTTCTTAATTGAATCTCTTTCGTTTTCTGTAAGTTGAAATCTTTTGTTCATAACAATAAATATACGGATGTTTACAATATATCGTGAATAAACTTCATTTTCTCTTCATTAGATAATTCTTCTTTTGTAAATGAGAACGGGTCGTAATCAGATATGATAAATTGTTTTTTATGATATTCATATACTCTCTTTGCAGATTCAAAGGTATATACGTCGTCAAATTTAAATGGTTTTTTGTTAATGTGGGGATTATGGTTCAAGTAGTCTCGAATATATCCTGACTTCCATATCTCACTATCTCTAACAAAATCTAATTTACCAAGGTCTTCCTCTATCGATTCCATCTTAATAAAAAAATCAGGTATACGAGATTCAAAACTATATTTTGACAAGTAGGATTTTTGAATCGGTCTATTTTCCAACTCCTCAACGGTCGTTACTTTATTGTATAATAACATTTCTCTAATAAAAGTTTCATAAGTTTCAACAAATTTCTGAAATCTATTTTTAGTGTATACAAAGGTAGAACCTGTATTTGTAAAATTTAAGAATATTGATAACATCCTATCATACGGATTTCTAATACTACAAATAATCTTGTAATCGTTATATTTTTCAGGGTACCTTAAACTATGTGATTGGTAATAAATCCCATTATCTGTTATATGTTTTTTAGTTTCAGTTTCGTCTGTAAAATATTCAAACCCCAATTTACTAAAAATATGAGCAGTTGCCTTTGTACCACACCTCTCAGGTGCCCACCAAATAATTTTATGTTTGTGTGAGATATTCATAACGCAATAATAGTTGATTTAAATAAAAATTAAAGACCCCGTTTTTATAGTATTTATCGTTATGAAAAAACTATTAATACTACTGAGTTTCGTACTAATAAGTATGACCTCAATTGCACAAGACGTTGTTGTCATCAAACACACAAATTACACCACACATTACAGTAAATCTAAAATGTATCCTGTGATGGTTGAATGGTGGTTAACTAAATCAATGATTAGTTGCCCAACTCCATTAAAAAGAAAAGATAATTTTAAACCTGACCCTAAGTTAGTTAAAGAAACTGATATTGGTAAGGATTATGTTGGTAGTGGTACCGATAGAGGTCACATGATGCCAGCTGCCGAGAATCTTTGTCAAACACCTACGGTTCAGGACGAATCTTTTTATTTTTCAAATATGGCGGCACAATATCACAGTTTAAATGCAGGAGATTGGAAATCAGTTGAGGTGTTGGAAAGACAGATTGCTTCAGAACAAGACTCCACTCGTATTTGGTGTGGTAATGTTGGTGAGGTAAAAAGAATTGGTAGAGTTGCGGTTCCAAAACAATGTTGGAAAGTAATTTACGTTAAGAGAACAAAAGAGTGGAGAGCTTTCTTGTTTGAAAACAACACATCTAAACCTGACGGTTATGCGAACAATCAGGTTGATGTCTCAGTAATTGAAAAACTAACAGGATTTAAATTTCGTTAAATAGAAATTTGTTTATGTTATGAATCGTATGTGTCGAATCACGTTTGTCATGAACTAAATCCCACAGGGTTCTACCTTTAATAAACGGATGAGGTTGGCATTTTGCCCATCTCATCCCAAGTCGGTAATCTTCCTCACACCATGTTAATTTCTTGGTTGGTTTTGTAGTAAACCAACTCCTAATCTTCAAAATTAATAATCTTATATTCATAGGTATAAAAAAACCCCCTTAATAGAAGGGGGTTATATTTTTAAAATAGTTTTTGAGTGTCGTTATATAATCTTCTCATTGACTCCTCAATAGAGTTGATTTGTTTTTGGTCTTCGTGTGAAACCTCGAAACTTTTTGCTTTAATCAATCGAACTTGTTCTTGAAGTCTCTGGTATCTTAAAAGCATATTGTCATATAATACCGCCTTTTCTTGTTGTGTTAAGTGTTGTGCTCCCATTTTGTCTTTTTTATAAATTTATTAAAAGTTTCTTAATAATAAATAGTATTAAGAACGTATAAACCTCATAACTCTACTTTTTAGTACGTTGTTCTCTCCAATCTAACCAAAAAGCCATTGCAACTATGATATTCATACCAAAAGACGCTAAAATCTCGTATAAATCTTCATATATGTTGATTGTTAGATGAATATGTCCGACAACCCAAAAAGGAATTGCCAAATTGGACCCAATCCATCTGATTGCAAATTTAATAAACTCCATAATCAGTCAAAAAGTACTCTAATTTTATGTTTTCTTCGGAAATATGTGATTTTAACCCCAAATACCTCTTTACGGTGTGATAACTAAACCCAAAACGGTCTTTTAATGACCATTTATAGTTGGTATTTCTCATTATACCGTCAATATAGTAGTCCATGTTACTATTTTTCCTCATAATTACGTTTACAGGAAGGTCTATGACGTTTTCAAACCAATTTTTTAGGATTTTTTGGTAATCTGAGCCAGAAAGTGAAAATATTGTAAAATACGACTTAAAGAAAATCTGATTATACCAAAGTTGTCCCGTATTTGTGTACTGAAAATACCATTCTTTGGTGTCAAAATTAATAAACCACAAATCTTGTCCATGAGGGTGGTAAATTACCCCTGATAAGTCACTAATTAACTTATCATAAACTAGTTTTCGTAATCTTTTATTTTTTGTTATGTCCACCATGAGAAAAATACGTCATAAATTCGATAAATAACATACATCAAGTATAATAAAACACCTGACATTGTCACGAGTATAATTAAATCGAATATTTTAGAGTATTTTTTCATTAATTGTTCCAACTGTATATAATGTCACCCTCAGGTCCCCAAACAATAAAGTCAATTACGACCTTATCAATATCAAAATAAGGTAAATATTTTTTAACATGATAGTCAATCAAATAATGAGGGTCAAGTTCCATATCGTACATATTACCACTTGTTATTTCAGGGTCATTTAAATATATGTTGAAGTCGAGACGATTATATCCTCTTTTTGTCATTCCTCCCTCGTCCTCATTAACATATATGTCGATGTGGTCAACCATTGGGTAAATCTCTTTAATCGAACTATTGTTGATTAATTTTTCGAGTCCTTTTATCTTAAAATTCTCTATCATTTTTCTGAAGTAATTCCTATCCAAAAATCTCTTTTATGTCTTAGTCCTGTGTATCGTCCAATATCATCTGATAATCTTTCTCCGATTTTAAAATTAACACTTCCATCGTACACAATCTCAATCAAGTTATAATCACCGTCATAGGTACTTATTTCTTGTTCGTCAATTCTTTTAACTTTAAGACCATAGTGAACGTTATCCATTTCAAGATACGCTTTAACTATATTTTTGGCTCTTTGCTTATCCACTAATTATCTATTGTCTTAACAGGTAAATCAAAATGATGTATAAACCATTTTTTGAACGGTTCTTTCCACTTATTACCAAAATACCCGTTTAAAATATTTTCATACTTATATTCCAAACTTACTGTTGGACATATTTCTCTTGCTTGACTGAATGGTGTGAAGTAATCACAGGAATACCATCTAAAACAAGTGTCATCATTTTCGTAATCTCCAATATAAAACTCCATTCTTGTATTGTCATCACCTTCTTCACCAGTTTCATCGTTGTATTCGTATGGAACGGTATAGTGGATATTATCTACGTCAAAAATTTCATCAAAATAATTTGTGATGGTTTCTTCTAATCTTGATTCTGTGATAACGTATTTCATATTAAAATCCTAATTGTTCTTTACGTTTAACTGTATCAACAATATCTAAATAAAAGTCCTCAAGGTCTCTTTCTCCTGATTCAATCTTATCAATAATTTCCTGTCTTCTGTAAGCAGTATTTTTATCAATGAAATCAATCATTTCTTCATCTGTAATTCCTTCAGGTTTAACTGACTCAGGAATACACTCGTGTTCTTTTGAGAAAGCAACCTCATTTATATATAATCCTGTCTCACCAACAATTTCTTCAAATTTAGGTACCATAGTATCTTCATACCACTCTTCAATCACATGTACAATAAAAGATTTTTTAACGCTAAACAAAGATTGCATTGTCTCAAGAAGATTTATGGAAACCATTAAAGTTCCTTGATTAAAATTTCCATCTTCAAAATAATATATTGCGGTAATAGTTTCTACGCCATCAACACACCAATCTTCTCGGAGGTTACCGTAATTACGAGATTTATTTGTGATTTTTCTTTGTCCTCCTTCAATATATTGATTTAAGTATTTTGTAATCGCATTTTGTAATGCAGGACTACTCTTCATAAATCTTTTATATTGTTCTTCGGTTATAATGATTTTCATATTAAGCAATACTTGAAGAGGCTGTTTTATCTATTAAGTTATTAACTTTGGCGGTTGCCTTTGCCCAATGTCCTCCAAGTGAATTAGTTCTACTGTTTTTGGCAATATCTATAAGCTCTTCATCTGACGCCCCTTGTTTTACTGCGGTATCTAATTTTTCGGCAAATTTTTTGAAAAATCCTGGACCGTTCCAAGTGGCATATGACATGTGTAACAATAGTCCTGGGTTACTTTCTATTCTTTGTTTGGTTTCTGGGTTCTTAACATAGTTAGACATATTTTTTTCATATTGTCCATACATAACTTTAGATGCCAAGTCCTTAAGTTTTTCTTCTAACTCTCCACCTCTATAATTGTAAGTCCATTTATTACAAAACTCGGACATACCTAATTTTTTCTTATCCTCATCAATTAGTCTGAAAAATTCTTTACCCTCAGGGCTTAAATTTTCAATATTACCCGCTTTTCTATCCAAACCGAATAAAGTTTCTCCTGAGTTTTTGTACATAGAATGATACGGGTGGTTTTTACATTCCCAATAATTCCAATACCCACCCTCAAAATTATCTATCACATCTTTAGTAATTTCATCCCAATCGGATGAAACACTACCACTACTTGTTGATGATTTCGAACCACTACTTGTTGATGTGTCCGTTTTTGAGCCTGATTTATCACCCAAAATTCCTTTGATAAAATTACCTAAAATATTATCACCTTTAGGGTCTAATAACTGTTTAGTAATTAAACTGGCTAATTCTTGTTCTGTAAGTCTTACAACGTATTTCTTTCCCATACAAATAAATACCTCAATTTTTCAAATACACCCTTTTTTTGAGTTGTCAAGGAATCCTTGACGACTTCTCTTTTTGGGTACATTGGTCTGGTTTCATCTAATCTTTTGATAAATTCTCGATTTTCAAATTTGTTATAATCGTACAAGGTAGATACGTTATGTTTTTCTGCCCACTCGTTTAATGTAAGTTTATTCATGTCTTTAAGAATTGTTTTATAAAGATATTAAAATAAGTTATAATAAAAAACCCCTCACATGGAGGGGTCGTATTTTAGATAACTGTGATTGAGTTAATGTTTGTTCCCGCTTGGATTTGAGGGATGATATCAACACCTTCAATTACCTTACCAAAACAAGTATGGTTTCCGTCTAAGTGTTGTGTACCTTGTCTGTTATGACAAATGAAGAACTGAGAACCTCCTGTGTTTCTTCCTGCGTGTGCCATTGAAAGAACTCCTGTGTCGTGGTATTGTTTTGGTGCGGATACTTCACAATCAATCTTATATCCTGGTCCACCGTCACCTCTTTTATTTGGGCAACCACCTTGAGCTACGAAGCCAGGGATTACTCTATGAAAGTTTAAACCATCGTAGAATTTTTCTCCGATTAATTTTAAAAAGTTGTTTACTGTGATTGGGGTTTCGTTGTCGTATAACTCGGCAATCATATCACCCTTGTCTGTTGAAATTTTTACTTTGCTCATATTATTGTTTTTGACAATTATACGAAAAGTTTTTTACATGTCAAAGTCTTCATCTTCATCGTCCTCATAATCTTCACCACCTTCTAAATCTCTATAAACTTCAAAAAGTTCCTCACCAAATTCTTCTTTAGCGTAATCAAGAAGGTCATCATGTCTATCTTCCAACCACTCATTTCCAGGTTGTGAAATAAACTTATCTATTGACCAAGATAATATGTTATCCGCAAATTCAAATTCGTCACCAAAATTATCGGGATTACTTTCTTGTGCCACCTCGTCCTGTATTATTGATAACAGTGCACCATGTCTTCTTTTCATACGAGACCTTATATCGTCATCATCTGATTCGACAATTCTTTTAATAATACTAACTAATTCTGATTCTGTAACTTTAATTTTCATTTTATTGAATTTTGTTTTTGGTCCTAATGGTGGGTCCAATAGGAATTTTTCATTCAACCATCTTCTTAATTCGTTCTCAACAAAAAACTCAGGAACCTCTTTATCATCAGGTTGTAGAGACGCAATATTGGCAATGTATTGTGCAAACTTTAATTTATACTTTTCATCTAACATAGTCATAAGACCATCTGAAATAAAAAATATTCGAGACAAAGGGTCTTCAAGGTTTAAATCACCTTCCACTAAGTCAAACGCTTTCATAACCGCTTTACCCCACCATGTTCTATATTTTGTTGTCTCAGTTAAGGTTGGTCGAAAAATCTTATTCAAAGCTCTTGTTGCCGAACCAAGAAATCCTGCGATAGTTAGTTGAGGTAGGAACCAAGGTAAAATTCTTAATGTTGCCTTAAACCCTCCCTCACCTACGTGTTTAAAAATTCTTTTTCTTGTCGCACTTTCAACAATAGCCCTTAATTGACCGAAAGTTATCTTTCCTTGAGCAGAACAAAACTTCTCACTATTACAAATGTTTTGCATTGCAAGGTCTGAGGGTTCAACTTGTCTTTTAAGTTTTTCAAACTGAGATGGTGTAACAATATATTTCATTAATGATAAATACCTTATTAAATAAAAAACCCTCCTAAGTGGAGGGTTTGTTTATATGTTAGTTTAAAATTATTGTTGAGTTCTTTGATTTGCTCTCAAATCTTGCATCGCTCTTCTATTACCTCTTCTTAAGTCTTGTCTTTGTCTTCTTTGGTCTCTATTTGAGAGAGGAGCCGCTGGTGTTGCAGGTGCTTCACCTCCAAACTCATCAGGTACTGTAGTTGTTGAAGCCGCTGGAGCCGTAGTTGTTGAAGCCGCTGGAGCCGTAGTTGTTGAAGCCGCTGGAGCCGCTGGTGTTGTTCCAGTTGCAGGTGTTGCGTTAGGATTTGGTGCATCAGGTGTTCCAGGTATTACTGTTTTTTGTACCGTAGGATTTGGTGCATCAGGTGTTCCAGGTATTACTGTTTTTTGTACCGTAGGATTTGGTGCATCAGGTGTTCCAGGTATTACTGTTTTTGGTGTTACAGCCCCTTTAGATTTAAGTGCAGTATCAAATGCTGTTTGAGTTAAATTACCCCATTTACCATCTACAGTTAATTTAGCACCATATTTTGTATTTAAAAGGGTTTGAAGTTCTTTAACAACACTCTCAACTGACGGTGCCGCCGCAGGTGCTGCAGGTGCCGCCGCAGATGATGCAGGTGCTGCAGTTCCTGTTGGTGCAACAAGAGATGTTGCTTGTTCTTTAATAATTCTTGCATTATTGTGAAGATTTAGAATTTCTAATCTTTCTGATTCGGTTAAATTTAAAAGTCCCATTTTATATTTTTTTTATTGTTTTAATTGATTTAATGCTGCAGTTAATGTTGCGATATCAGGTGTTCCCTGTGTTGGAGTATCTGTTGATGTTTCTCCTTTTAAAGATTTTAACATAGTTTGTAATGTCTCCACGTCCATCTTGGCGTTTTCAATTCCTAATGATTTTGCAGAATCAGCAAATCTAGTGTTAACGGAAGATTGTCCTGGTCTATTACCTGAATTATTTACACCTGATTTAAACTCAGTTGCACAGGTATAATTTGTCATTGGTTGACCTGCAGATTGTTTTCTACCATTAGCATAGTAACGGGTCGTCCCTATAATATACCCAATAGAACCGTTATTTAACGTAACTTTTTTAGCACCAGGTTGAGTTGTTACACAACTATAAGTTGTTTTCCACGCATCATCGGTATTTGTTGCTGGTGCCGTTAACCCTCCAAATATCGCATATGACCCACCTTTTCTAGGGTCTCTAACTTGGCTAGTTAATGCAACCCCTAAAGATGATAAATGAGTTTTCAAATCATTCCACTCAGTCTTATCATTTACTGGAGTGATTGCTCTCATTATATCAGTTCCAAACTCTTTTCCTGAAATTGTTTTATATTGGTCCACAAAGTTTTTAAAACTTGATTTGTCTTTATAGTTTTTGAGGATGTTTACAATTTTAGTTTCGTCAGAATTAACATTACCCAATTCTCTCATTATTGTACCAGCATCAGCACTAGGATTGGCTTGTTCAGATATTACAACACCTGCTCTGGTATGAATAAGACTCTTCATTTTATTCAATTCTTCAAATATGTTTTCTTTTTGTTTCACGTTAGTTTTATTTATAAATATATTTAATCTTCGTAATCTTCATCATCTTCATTATCCATCCACTCAAAATCTTTAACAGTTAAATTCTTGTCATATTTTTTATTGAACCAATCAATTATAATTTTAATAGAATCTTCGTTAGACGTTGAAAATATTTTATTTATTTTGGTCACTAAATAATCGCTTATATATATTACGTCAAAATGATGGTCAGGGTAGGTGCTCGAATACTGAATTCTAAATCTAATTAAGTCTTTTCCAAATTCTCCGTCTGCAACATTAAATTCAGTATCTCCGATGTCCCACGTTTTCCAATCTTGAGAATCCAAATACTTGTGAACAAACGAACCCATTTTATTGTTCTCAACGATAAATTTAAATTGGTTTTCTGAAATAATATAATTCTTAGATTCTGTGATACCTTGTTTGTGTCTTAATTTAATTTTCATTAAACCAATTATAGTTTCAAATTTTTTAAACTCTTCTGAACTTGGAGTGATTAAATATTTTTTATTAAATTCATTAATCTCTTTAATCACGTCAAATAATTGCATCATGTTTTCACAAGAAAGTAATTTCTTAACTAATCCAGTATAATGCAATCGTTTATTCATGTTTATAAATACCATTTAAAACAAAAAACCCCACTGTTCAGGTAGGGTTGTGAATTATTTTCGATGTTTTGTTTTGGAAACTATCTTCCAAATTTTCTTTATCGGTGAGCCGAGTAAATCGTCCCACATTCCGATAACGTACGTTGAATCGGTTTCTCTGCGATTTCGAATTTCAAAAATCATCTCATCATCTTTTGTTATGGTCTCTTCATCTGTGACAAAGTAGTCCATATCTTTAACCGTTATCGTTTGTGTCATAATTAAAAAATAATACTTTTTTTTGTAAAAATCAATTAACCTTTATTAGGTTTTGTTTTAGTTAAAAAAAATCTTGTTTTATTATAATTAAAAAATTGTGACCCAACTTCGTAGGTTGGACTTCTTAAAGGTTCAAATATTTGATGTTCTTCAGGAGTGGTAAGAACAATCTTATTATCCTCAATTTTGATAGTGTTGTATTTTTCCATATTAGAAATATAGGAAAAATTATTGACATATTAAACCTTATTTGAATTAAACTCTCTCCCAAGTCATTTGATAAATCTCAAACTCAAGTGGGGTACCATAATAAGCAACATCGATATTGAAATATGATTGGAGGTCTCTATATATTTCCCTCTTGGCAAGTTGAGTCCAATTCCTATCATTTTTCAAATTAGAATAATCAAAGTAAAATTTAATGTTTGGTTTTTGAATAGAGAAATTTTCATGCCCATAATGAGTCCCTTTTTCTCCAATCGCAATCTTTACCAACTCATCCCCAAACTTAACCTTGAAGAATTCCACAATCTTTGGAAGTATACGTTCAATATGTACTTTGTAGTTCTTGATGAATTCGATTCTCTCCTCCTTTGAAAGGTCATGAAACTTCTCCACCCAATCAGGAGTGTCAGGTCCAATCTGAATTGCTTCATGTAATATCTTTCGGATGAGGTCTTTCATATGTAATAAATACCCATTACTTCATATTACGTTGAATATCCTTCTCTATATCCCTTTTTTTGATGGTTTCTCTCTTATCATACACCTTTTTACCACGTGCAACGACGATTTCGACCTTAAAACGACCCTTTTCGTTCTCATATAGTCGTGATGGTATGATTGTAAGACCCTTGTCTAAACTCCTCTCTATCTTCCTTAATTCCCTCTTTTTGAGTAATATTTTACGGTCTCTCTTCATATTATCGTTCCCAATACCTGAAATAGACACGTTTTTCATGAATAACTCCCCATTTTGGAATACACAGAAGGAATCTGCGAAGGATAACTGACCTTTTCGGATGAATTTAACCTCAACTCCATTCAATACAACACCTGCAGTATAGGTGTCAATGAATTCATATTCGAATCTAGCTCTCTTGTTTAGTATGTTGACCTTCTTTTCCATAATGCAAAGATACGAATAATATGTTAAACTGCGTGTTGCAAAGACCTAAATTCTTCAATTCCAATATTTGTGTTTAGATATCCGCTAAAACATCTTCTCAAATAGTCACTAATTGCCGCGGTAACTTCTTGTTGTTGTATATAGTTCCACCCACGAGCCATTTCAATACCTTCGTTATTTAGTTCAAACTCAACAATAACATAAATCGTGTCAGACCATTCACTGTAATTTACAGGAATAACTTTCATGCGTTTCATCCACCAAAATTTGATGAGGGGGACAAACTTTTTCATGGCATCTTCAAATGAGTTGTGTGACCAATTTCTACTACTTGACATATTCTAATATACTTTCTGAGTGCGATGGTGAAAAAATAATAGTTGGGTTCATATACAGATGATTTGGATATATGCATTTAGCTAATGGAAGTAAATGGAGAAATAATTTTTCTCTAATCTCAATCTCAATCTTTGGGTTCATCAATTCACTATGATGTGTTGGGGAGACGGTAATATAAATTTCTAAAGGCCCAGTCATAATTCCGTCCACTTCTTGAGCATGTCCTCCTGTTCCAAAAAATTTTTTAACTCTAACTTCTTTTACATCCAACACCCACGGAACTAATTTCATTAACATACGTTTGAGAGGTTTATGGTCCAAAACGTAAGGGTCTATTTCGTTAGTAAGGGTTGAGGTAATATCAGTCACAGTTGTTCCACACCATAATGATGAAGTTGTTGATGGTGTAGTTCTTACTGGTTCTGATATGATTTTATTAACAATTTCAGAAACCATAGGTGGTAGAGGTTCTTCTTTTGGTGTAGAATACATAGGTATTGGTGGAGGTATTGGTATTAATCCATCCATAAACCTGTTCCCACCATTAATTCTTCGAACAACTTCATCAAACCCATTTTGACGCATGACTCCTCCCATGTCAGGATACCCATTTGGTAAGGTGGGTGGTATCCTAAAAGTACTACGTAAAAAATCTAATATTTGTGACATACCACAAACATAGGTGTTTGAAATTATCAGGTCAAATAAAAAACCCTCACGAGGAGGGTTTGATTATCTTTTAATTGATTTGGTTTCTCCGTCTTTAACGGAATATATTTTGAATTCATCTCGTGCTGGGTAGATTAAGATATCAACCGCACTGTGTCGTCCTTCACTAACATCCTTGATAAATGCTTTGGCTTGAGCCTCACTTGATTTAACTTGAATTGTTTTAACTTCGTTTCTTGGTGACTTAAAGATTAAGTCAGTTGAGAATACCATGTCAACAAAATCTCCGTCTCCACCTTGGTATAATAATTCGTACCCTGGAATTGATAACATTTTATTTGCAACCTCATTTTCAATTCTCTCTCCCCACTCTGAGTTTCTTTTAATATTATCGGTGTATCCCAATAACTCCTCAGGGGATTGGATATACTGACTGAAAAGACCTCCCATGTTAGGTTTATACTTTAGGAAAACCTTTTTAATCTCATTCTCATCGTCCGTACTGTTAATCACATTAATGATTTCAGTTGCTGCGGGTCTACCATTATTCTTTGACTTGTATAGTAAGTCAGTTAGTAATTTGGCTAAGTCAGAATAGTTTGTATTCAGTTTGTTTACAGGATGCCATTTTCCATCAATGTAAACCAAATTTTTATTTGGTAGGTCATCAATAAATTTATTATAAGCAGAATCGCTTATTTTACCTGTAGACCTTAATAGGTCAGCTCCTTTAGTATACTTTTGGATTTCCTCGTCACTAACATTTGTCTTTATACTCTCAAGTATATCACCAACAACGGATTGTAATCCCAATCCATTACTTCTTGATAACCAAGACTTCAAATTGTTAATCTTATCAAAAACTTTGTTAGGGTTATCTGATACTTGTTCTTTAATTTTATATTTCATTTTAATAAAGTCTTAATCTTTTTGGACTGTATCCCATAGATGATAGAATTTCTTTCACCCCGCTATTAATATCACTCTCAACTCTCCAATTTCCTTGTCTGAATGTCAATTGGATATTCGCATTAAAATTACCACGATTAATATTCAATTTGGTTGAGTGAATTTTTCCTTTGGCGTTTGGTAAATTCTTAATTGCGGTTTTAATTTTTTTATTAAAAACATTTTTAACCCACTCTTCTTCACCTAAGTAATAAGGACTATTAGTTTGTAGTTGTAAATTCCCATGAGCAGGTGAACCGTATTCAACACCTAAGAAACTCGAGATGTAATTTTTTAACTCATCCATATATTTTGAGTTGTCTTTAACCTCTCCGTCATATTTTAACATCTCATTAAAATCAGTTTCAATCCAAACACTTACATTGTAAGGTTTGTCTTCACGGAATTTAATTTCCATAAATTTAGGTAAATCTAAATACTCAACTAAAACCTTAAGACCTTTATTGTACTTTTCAAGAAAAGTTCCCTGTCTCTTAAGGGAAGGTAATTTGTGAGACCCTTTAACTACAAGGGCTTTACCAATATCCACTAGTTTTTTTAAATCACTACCATAATACCTGTCTTTAATATCTATTCCGTAGTCTCTATTAAAATCTTTAAGATATTTTGCAACAAGATGTGACATAGGGTATTCACCTACCTCATCACCATGAAATTTTTTAATCCATGGTCTAAAGTATTTGACAAAAACTTCAATAAAGTCAGAGTCTTCGTATTCACTAACATCAATCTGTTCTTTAACTATGTTAGCAATACGTTTAATATCTTGTTTAGTAAGAGAAGTAATATTTTCCATCATTAATAAATATACATTGTATTAGAATACTACCACACGGAATTTGGCATCAGATGTTCCCAACTTAAGGTTAAACATTTCATTCATACCTAATACCATAGAATGGGTATCACCTTTAAAAGTATTTCTGGTAATCTTGATAAGGGTTTGGGTACCAGGCACAGACTTCCCTCCTACAACCACATGGGCATTTGGTATGAGCTCAACACTCTTTATCTCAGATTGAGATTCAAGATAGGTCTTAATTAGGTTTTCCAATTTCATGAGACAAAGATAATAAAAAAACCCCACCTTTTTGGGGTGGGGTTAATAAATTAATTTGATTAAGATTATTTTTCGTCTTTCTTCTCGTTAGTTTTTTCACTAACTAATGGTTTAGAATCACCAAGTTTTGAATTTAATAACTTAGAGAAGTTCTCAGTCATAACTTTCATCCCACCTGTGTGTTGCTCGCGGATACTGTTTTTCTCCTCGTCAGATAAATTATTTAAAATGTGTTTCATTTATGTTTTTATTATAAATACCTATGAAAATAACAAACCCCATCCATAAGGACAGGGTTTGTTAATTAGTTGTAGAAACCACCTTCTTGAGGGAAACCTTCCACGATGTGCCAAACTCCTTTAAGAGTGTTGTCATATATCACCATATAGTATCCACTAGCAACAGGAGATGTTAATCCACTATCATTAAAAACTTGTTGTGATGTCTGAAGACATGCCCAACAAGAATCAGTTGCAGTTACACATTCCGCACAAAGACCAAGGTCTTCAGCATATACTGCAGTTGATGGTTCCATAGAAAGGACCTGTTCTAGATTAGTAGAAAATGCTACCGTAAAATTTAATGCTGCCATAGTATTTGTTTTTACTATAAATATAAGGTAGACACGGATTAATTTTCCAAAATTGACTTACCTAAGATAAGTGGAGACGACGTAGGGTTTTTTTGAATTTGGAAATGATTCTCTTTATCTTTGATGATAAGGTTGTCTTCGGCTTTGAATGTTTGTTTGTAGTTAGCAACTACATAATCCTTTACTTGATTGTAAACTTCTTGTGTCATGATTTTTAGTGATTAATTTTATTCGACAAATATATAAATAATTTACAATACATTCAAAAAATTATTAAATTAGTTTCTGTCAATTTGGACAACATTCAGTCCTGTGTGTCCCATGAACCATCTTTTGAAAAATTCCTTCCAAGTATCTCCAAAATATCCATCAAGGGCATCATATTTGAGGGTTGGTAAAACAACTACAGGACAATGTCCCTCAGGTATTGGTTCACTTAAATTTTCATTATCACAAAGGGAATACCACATGAAATCATCACCATCACCACTTGCATATGGACCATCATACTCAACAACGTAAATAAATAATTCACCACTATTTTCTTCTAACTCTTTTTTATAGGATTTTGGGCTGTCCCAACCGTCAAATGGTGTTAATTGGTCGTCAAAGAATTGTAGAATACTTTGTTCTAATCTATATGCTCGAATGGATTGTTCTGCGGTTTTAAATTGTTCTTCTGTTATAATGTACTTCATCTTATATAAATATGGTTAATCAAACCAATTAATTATTTCATGGACTTCCAAACCGTATCTATCTTCAAACCACTCACCGAAATAATCCAAAGAATCTTCAAGGTCAATATTGAATAATGATGAAGCTCCAAATACAATGTCTTCCTCAACTAACAATCTTTTATCGTCAAAGGTGTAAAGATAATCGTGATGGTCCTCGGTCCCTTCTCTCAAAAGAATTAATTCACCAACATGTTCTCCACCCAAAACAATATAATCGGGACCATCCAAATAGTTCCAAATCATATTCTTAATCTGAGATTCTTTTATAATGTATT